TCCTGATCATGCTCGGGTGGGCGCTGCAGTTCGTGCTCTGCGGGTGGACGGCGCATCTCCTGGTCGACGCGCCGTTGTCGCTGTGGCGCGGGATCCGCCGCGTCGTCGACCTCGCCCGCTACTACGGTGCGCGGCTGTGAGGCCACCGCCACGGAAGGACCAGAGGCGGACGCCGCCCGCGGCGACGCCGTTGAGTGGTGCGCCACCCGCCGCCCCGGAGATCCACGACGGCAACACTCGGAAGCTGGAGACCGGACCGGAACGGGTCGCCGAGGTGAGGCGGAAGCTCGCCGCGGGCGCGACAAACAGGATGATCGCCGAAGAGTACGACTGCAACATGTCGACGGTTTCGGGGTTCCGCGCACGGCACGGGGCGAAGATCGCGCAGCTGCGGGCCGAGCTGGTCGAGGCTGCGCAGGCCGAGGACGGACTGTGGATCGCGCACCGGGTCGACAGGTTGGGTGCTCTGCAGGACATGGTGGAGCGCGTGATCGTGGTCGCGGCCGAGTGCGGCAACGACCAGCTGCCGGAAATGGTGCGGACCGCGATCGCCGGGCTTCATGAGGCGGCCGAGCAGCTCGGGCAGCTGCCGTCGCGGACGCAGGTGAACGTGGGTACGCAGGTGAACTACCGCCTCGAGGGCGTCGACATGGAGGCGTTGTGAGCGCGGACGTGTTCGCGATAGCGGTGTCGGTGCTCGCGATCGTGATCAGTCTCGGCTCGGTCGCAGCTTCGGCGGCGATGGCCAGGAGGCGACGCCGGTGAGCGCGTTCGAGCGTGCGGCGGTCGCGCGGCTGATCGAGCGCGCCGAAGAGGCGGGCGTCGAGGTGCCCGCCGTCGTCCGCGCGGCGTCCGCAGGCTGCGGCACGGGATCCACCGGGGCGATGCTGTTCGCCGAGCAGTTCCCCGACGCCGAGCCGATCGGCTGCTGCTACGGCGAAGCGCACCGGGGCATCGACGGGTGCACGTGCTGGCGTCCGGAGTACGACACCGAGCAGGCGGCACCGGACTACGGGCTGATCGTCGAGCAGGGGATCGACGTCCGGGTCTCGCGGTGCGGTGACTGCGCCTACCGGCCCGACTCGCCGGAGAACGCCGAGAGCTACACGGCCGACCACCTGCGCGAGATCGCCGCGTCGGGTGAGCTGTTCTGGTGCCATGACGGGATGAGGCGGCCGGCCCGGTGGCGGCACCCGCAGCGTGACGTCGTCGTCGAGGGCTCGACGGCCGATTGGCGGCCACCGATCATCGGTGCCGTCCCGTTCCGGGCGGACGGCCGGCCCGGGCTGCTGTGCGCCGGGTGGGCCGGCGAGGGTCGCCGGCAGGAGCGGCTGATGGCGAAGGAGCTCGACGGGTGAACGGCGACCAGCTGACGGGCAACGCCCCGGATCCGGTGCTGCAGCTGCAGCAGTGGATCGACCGGCTCGACGCGCACCGGCGGGTGATCTGGTGCCGGCCGGAACTGGTCGACCGGATCCGCGCCGAGATCGACCGCGAGGGCGTCGGTGGCCTGGTCCGCGTGATCGGCGACCAGCACGTCCCGCCGGAGACGCTGCGGATCATGCGTGACCCCGACGCGATCGCGCGGCAGTCGCGCCGCAGCCACAGCTGAGCCATGGGAGCTGTTCACCTCTGCGGCATGGCACCGCACGCGTTCGTCCCCGACCCGGCGCAGCCGGAGGCCGACGAATGCCTCGCGTGCGGGTTGCCGGAGGCCGAGCCGGAACACCATGGCGGTGCAGTGATCACACGGCCGGCCCCGGTCGCGGTGGTGGACTGAGCCGGTGGAGCACGTCTATTCGGCGCGTGGCGCCGCGACCCGGTTGTGGTCGTCCCGCGCGCCTGAAGTGGTCCTGTCGGGCCCGGCGGGCACGGGGAAGTCACGCGCGTGTCTGGAGAAACTGAACGCCGCCGCCCTGAAGTACCCAGGGATGCGGGCGTTGATGGTCCGGAAAACACAGACGTCGCTCGGGTCGACGACACTGGTCACGTGGCGGGAGAAAGTCGCCGTCGAAGGTCTCGCGGCGGGGGTGCTGAAGTTCTACGGCGGCAGCAGCGCGGAACCACCGTCATACAAGTACAGCAACGGGTCGACGATCGTGCTCGGCGGGATGGATAAGTCAACGAAAATCATGTCGTCGGAGTACGACATGGCGTTCGTTGAGGAGTGCATCGAACTCACCACCGAAGATTGGGAAGCGATCACCACCCGGTTGCGGAACGGGGTGATGCCTTACCAGCAGCTGCTAGCCGCGACGAACCCGGCGCAGCCGACGCATTGGCTGAAGCTGCGGGCGAACTCCGGGCAGACGGTGATGTATGAGATGCGGCACGAAGACAATCCGCAGTACTTCACCGCCGACGGCGTGATGACTCCCGCGGGCGTCTCCTACATTGAGGGGAAGCTGGACAAGCTCACCGGGGTCCGGCATAAGCGTCTACGTCAGGGGTTGTGGGTGGCTGCCGAAGGTCTGGTGTATGAGGAGTTCGACCCGTACGTTCACGTGGTTCCGTGGTTCGTTCCGCCGATGGCGTGGCCTCGCTGGTGGGGAATCGACTTCGGATACCAACACGCGCTTGTGCTGCAGTGTTGGGCGGAAGACCCCGAAGGGCGGCTGTATCTGTACCGGGAACTGTTCCGGCGTCGGATGCTGGTCGAGGACGCCGCCGAACGGATCTTGGATGAGGTCGCCCCGAAGGACCCGAAGTCGGGGGAGCGGGTGTGGCGTGAGCCGCGCCCGACTGCGGTGTTTGCCGACCACGACCGGGAGGATCGGGCAACACTGGAACGGCACCTTGGGTTTGGTACCGAGGCGGCCTATAAGTCCGTCGATGACGGGCTGCAGGCTGTCATGGCGCGGTTGCGGCTGCGGGACGACGGGAAGCCTGGCATCTACTTCATGGCGGACGCGGTTCTCGACGGCCGGCAGCCGGACATCGTCGAGGCTGGGCAACCGGCGTCGACGATCGAGGAGTTCCCCGGCTATGTGTGGGACACGGGCGGGGGGAAGAAGATCACAGAGCAGCCGATCAAGATTTTCGACGACGGACTCGACACGGCCCGTTACGTGGTGGCCGCGAGGGACCTCGCCGGCCGGCCGAACTTCAGGTGGATGGATACCGCGTAGATCACGACCAGGTCACACCAGGTGGGAACCGAGCAGAGGAGAGAACCCCATGACGACGTCCGTGCCCCTCCAGATTGGGCAGCGTCCGCTCGACCACGAGACCAGCGGCGCGGTGTCGACGTGGCTGGTCCCCGGCGCGTGGCGGACCCACGGGGTGCACCAGGAGGAGCGCGCGGCACGCCGACGCCGCCGGTTTCTGCGGCTGATAGCCATTCTCACCTGGCCCGTGCGTATCATCGGCGTGACGGCACGCGATCATGGCTGGTCCCTGGCCTGGCCTGCAGCGCTCACCGTCTCAGGGTTCACGGTGAACGCGACGGTCGGGTGGGCGGTTCTGGCGCTCGGGTGTCTATGGATGGATCTTCGGACGGGCAAGGCGGGCGGGCCTCCCACGGGGTAGGGGAGGGCACGGGTTGCGGACCACCGTCGAGACGTTCCGCAGCCTGTTCGCGTCTCGGGTCCCGACGCCGTACAGCGGCCGGGTCGCCGGGATGCTCGGTGGTCTCGGCCCGGCGCTCGGTGGCGACAAGGTCGCCCAGATGGGTGCCTACGGGTCGGTGTCGACGCTGTTCGCGATCGTCAGCAACCTGGCGAACGGGACCGCGTCGATCGACTGGCATCTGTACCGGAAGAGGACCGACGCGCGGCGCCGGTACGGCCCGCACCCCGAAGAGGACCGCACCGAGGTCCTGGTACATCAGGCGCTGAAGGTGCAGCAGCGGCCGAACCCGTTCATGCCGTGGCAGGAGTTCTGCGAGACCGGGCAGCAGCATCTCGATTTGACCGGCGAGATGCCTTGGGCGATCGAGTATGTCGGGACGATTCCGGTTGCGATGTGGCCGGTCCGACCGGACCGGTTGACGCCGGTCCCGGACCGGGAAGAGTTCCTGTCGGGGTGGGTATACCGGTCCCCGGACGGGGAGCTGATCCCGCTGGAGCTGAAGGAACTCGTTTTCACTAAGCTCCCGAACCCGTTGGACCCGTACCGGGGTATGGGCCCGGTGCAGTCACTCATGGTGGATCTCGACTCGTCGCGCTACTCGGCCGACTGGAACCGGGCGTTTTTCGCTAACTCGGCGCAGCCGGGCGGGATCATCGAAGTCGACACGTCGCTGAACGAACCGCAGTTCAAGCAGATGGTTGCCCGGTGGCGGGAGTCGCACCAGGGTGTCTCCAACGCGCACCGGGTGGGGATTCTGGAGTTCGGCAAGTGGAAAGATGTGTCGTTCTCCATGAAGGATATGCAGTTCGCCGAGCTGCGGAACGTGTCGCGGGAAATCATCCGTGAGGCTTTCTCGTATCCGCGGTTCATGCTCGGTGAGCCGGAGGGCAGCAACCGGGCATCGGCGATGGCAGCCGAATACATCGAAGCCCGGCGGTTGCTGGTGCCCCGCGCGGACCGGATCAAGGGCACGCTTAACCACGACTACCTGCCGTTGTTCGGTGCGACGGGCGAGAACGTCGAATTCGACTATGACTCGCCGGTCCCGGACGATGAAGAGGCAGCGGCGAAGATCCTGAACGAGCGAGTCGACGCGTTCTCGAAGCTGCTCGCCGCGGGCGTGGATCCGGTGGACGCGGCGATGGTGGCGTGCCTGCCCGAAATGACGATGCTGGAGCCTGAGCCGGTGCCGCCGCAGCTGGTGCCCGCGGCGCCCGGCGACCCGGCCGAGCCGGCCGACCCTGGCCTCGAGGACGACGTCGCGGCCCGGGCCCGGCAGCTGCTCGCCAGCGGCGGCCTGGCCCGCGCGATCATGAACGGGCACTCATTCACCAGCGGCGGCCGGAGGTAGAGACGTGGTGCAGTTCCGGTTCTGGGGAGCGGTCGACCCGCGCGGGCGTACCAAGCTCCCGTTGCAGGCGTCGGTGCCGGTGGTCGACACCGACGCGTGGACGCTGCAGGTGTATGAGCCGATCGACTCGTGGGGCGGTGTGTGGGGGACGTCGGCGGCCGAGTTCGCCGAGGCGCTGCGGCCGATCCCGGACACCGCGAACCTGACGCTGCGGATCAACTCACCCGGCGGTGAGGTCGCCGAGGCGACCGCGATCGCGAACATGCTGCGGGAGCGGTCGGGGCAGCTGACGGTGAAGGTCGACGGGTGGGCGGCGTCGGCCGCGTCGTATCTCGCGGTCCTCGGTGACCCGGTGATCATGGGTGAGGACTCCCGCCTCATGATTCACAAGCCGTGGGGCGTCGCGATCGGCAACGACGACGACATGTTCGCGATGGGGGATCTCCTGGCCAGCCTCGCCGGTTCGCTCGCGCGGGCGTACCAGGCGAAGGCCGGTGGTGACGTCGCGTCGTGGCTGCAGGCGATGGCCGCCGAGACCTGGTACACGCCCGACGAGGCGGTCGCTGCGGGCCTCGCGGACAGCATCCTGGGCCAGGAGACCGCCGGGGCCGGCGAGGAGCTCCCAGCGGCTGCTGCGGCCCGCGGGTGGGACCTCACGGGCCTCGCCCGCCGCGCGCCCGCGGCGAGCGTGCCGCCGGTGGTCCCGCCGGTCGGTGAGACCGGGCCGGAGCTGCTCACCTCGCCGGCCGCCACCACGATCGTCCCGCCGCCGTCCCCCCCGGCGGCGGGCACCACACCACCGGTCCCGCCCGGGCCCGGTTTCGACCCCGCAGCGTTCCGCGCAGGGGTCCTGAACGCTCTGAAGGGAGCATGACATGCCGGCAGTGATCGACTCCCCGCGAGCATTCGAGGATTACCTCGGCGCGCTCACCGCGGACGGCGAGGACGCCGTGATCAAGGCCATCGCGGACACCGGTGAGAACGGTTTCGGGGCGCAGGTGAAGCGCTACGTCGCGGCGATGCAGGCCGAGAAGACCCCCGTGTCCGCCGAGCTCGCGGCCGAGATCCGCGAGCAGGCGCAGGTCGTCCTGGCCGACATGCTGAAGGACACGCAGGCGGGCAAGGGGAAGCGCCTGAACCTCAACCCGTTCGACCACGCTGCGGTCGCCGGCCGGCCCGGTTTCGGCCGGAACCCGCGCGCCGCGGGCGCGGCGCTCGACGGCGTGTTCGGCGACTTCGGCGAGTTCGTGCAGGCGATGTGGCACCGCGACATGCCCCTGTCGTCGGAGCAGCGGGACGGCGCGAGCAAGGTCCGCGCCTACACCGAGAAGATCGGTTCCGACGGCGGGTTCCTGGTGCCGGAGGAGTTCCGGACGCAGCTGCTGATGATGTCGCTGGAGAACGCGGTCGTGCGCCCGCGGGCGACGGTGGTGCCGATGGGTGCGCTGGAGCTGTCGTTCCCCGCGATCGACGAGACCTCGCACGCGTCGAGCCTGTTCGGCGGTGTCATCGTGTACCGCACCGAGGAGGCGGCGGCGCTCACGGCGTCGAACGCGCAGCTGCGCCGGGTGAAGCTCACCACGAGCAAGCAGACAGCGTTGGCGAACCTGTCGAACGAGGTCATCCGCGACAGCGCGGGCGCGATCATGACCTACACGAACACGCTGGTGCCGAAGGCGATGGCGTTCGCCGAGGACAACGACTTTCAGAACGGCACCGGCGCCGGTGAGCCGCTCGGGATGCTGCGGACCACGAACCCGCACGTGATCGCCGTGGCGGCCGAGTCGGGGCAGCTGACCGACACGATCGTGTGGGAGAACGTGGTGAAGATGTTCGCCCGGCTGCTGCCGTCGAGCATCCCGAATTCGGTGTGGGTCGCGACGCCGGATGCGTTCCCACAGCTGGCGACGATGGGTCTCGTGGTCGGCACCGGCGGCGGCCCGATCTGGCTGCCGGACGGCACCGGCGCGCCGACGATGACGCTGCTCGGCCGGCCGATCGTGATGACCGAGAAGACCCCCGGTGTTCTCGGCGACCAGGGCGACCTGTCGCTGGTCGACTACTCGTACTACCTGATCGGCGACCGGCAGCAGGTCGAGATGGCCTCCAGCGATCACTCCCTGTTCTCGTCCGACCAGACGCAGCTGCGGTTCATCGCCCGCAACGACGGGCAGCCGTGGATCATCTCGCCGCTGACGCCGAAGAACGGCGGCCCGACCCTGTCGGCGACCGTGCAGATCGCGACCCGCTGACCCGAGACACGAAACACGTTCTGACAGAAGGGAAACAGAGACAATGGATGCTCTCGGGCGACTGTTCGACATCGGGCTCGGGTGGGCCCCGGTCGATCTCGACGCGGCCGACGGGTCGACGGGTAAGCGGATCTTCGTGGGCGACTGCGCGTCGATCGCGTTCGTCATCGTGTGCGGCGTCGGGCCGGCGACGTTCTCGCTGGACGTTCAGCAGGCGACCGCCGCGTCGGGTGGCACGTCGGGTGACCTCGACGCCGTCACCTACTGCTACTACAAGGCGGAGACCGCGCTCGACAACGACGAGCCGTGGGTGAAGCTCACCCAGTCGGCGGCGTCGGAGATCACGCTCGACTCGATCGGGACCTCGCAGAAGATCATCGTCGTCGAGATCGACACGGCGCAGCTGTCCGACGGCTACGCCTGGGTCAGCCTCAACTCGGTGTCGGCCAACGGAACCGCGCACCTCTCGTCGTGCCTGTACGTCAAGCACGGGCTGCGGAACATGCGGACCCCGGTGAACCTGCCGAACCTCCTCAACCCCGTCGCTGCGAACGCGTAAGGGGGAGCGGAGATGGGTGTTCTCGGCAACAACGAAGCCGTCACGAAGGGCGTCGCCGGCAACGGCCCGGTCAGCAAGCCGACCGGAGCGATCACCGGCAACCCGACGACGGCACTGTTCACCGTCGTCGGGACTGTGAAGATCACGGAACTGTGGGCGGACGTGACCACCGCCCTGTCGACCGACTCCGGCACCTACGCGGTGCAGCACAATCCGTCCGGGACGGGCGACACGCGCGTGATCGTGACGGCGACCGACCTGGGCACGTCGGACACGGCGGCCGGGTCCACCGTCGGCCTCACCCGCGGCACCACCGCGGCACCGGCGTTCCTGCGAGGCGGCACGTCCGAGCTCGGCGCCGTCGTCAACGACGGTCAAGTCGAGTTCGTCGGCGCCGCGTCCGCCAACGGCGCGATCACGTTCAACTGCCGGTGGATCCCGCTCACCGTCGGGGCGACCCTGGTCGCGGCGTAGCCGCGAGTCGACGATCCTGGTCGGGCCGGCCGCGCGCACAGAGCGGCCGGCCCGACCAGTCACCAGGAGGATCCAATGGCCAGGAACACCGTGCACGGCGGCACCAGCGACATGGCGGCCGACCAGGACGAGGCACGCCGCAACCTGCTCGCGCAGGGCAACGCGGACCCGTCGCCGGACCAGGTCGACGCCGAGCTCCAGAACATCACCGACAAGCGGGCCGCGTCGGCGCACCTCGCGCAGCCCGGTGAGACCAGCGTGACGCCGGAGTCGCAGGCGGCCAAGATGGCCGCGACCGGCGCCGAGTTCGGCGACGCGGACGCGACACCCGACGTCCCGGCCGACCCCGACAGCACGGCCGGCGACGCGGCCGGCGACGGTGACGACGCGGAAGACCCGGACGCGTTCGATCCGGCTGACTACACCGTCGAGGACGTCAACGCCTACCTGGCGGATCTCGCCGACGACGACGACGGCAACGCCGAGCGTGAGCGGGTGCTGTCCGCCGAGCGGGCCGGGAAGAACCGCGTCACGATCACCGGCTGATCCCGGTTCTACAGCTGGAGGTGCACCGTGTCCCCGAAGAACTTCGGCCGGACTGCTGTCGTGGTCCCGCCGACGCCTGCGACGTCGGGTCTCGGGTTCACGGTGACCTCTGGCACCGGGACGGCGCTGCTCGGCACCGGCCCGGCGGTCCTGGTCCCGGAAGACACCGACCCGTGGACTGCTGCGCTGGCCGGCACGATCGAAGTCGTGTCGATCCTGAAGGTCGCGGGCGACACGATCACCCTCTCGGCCCGCGCGCAGGAGTCGACCACCGCGCAGACGGTGGTGGCCGGGTGGCAGGTGATCCAGGGGATCACCGCGGGCATGTGGAACGACGTTGCCCCGGATCTCGTGGCCGAGCTGTACACCGCGTCGGGGTTCACCATCGGGCACCGGCTCGGCGGTGCCGACGAGGCTCCCGAGATGAGCGAGATCGGGTCGCAGCAGGCGCTCGGCAAGGGGCAGCGCGCGGTCGAGCTGTCGGCGCAGGCCACCGTCGACGGCGTGATGATCGGGATGCACGACACCGACCCGTCGCGGACGACGTCGCTCGCTGCAACGCCGGTGATCGCTGACCTGTCGTTGGCGCAGCTGACGTCGTCGCCGATCATCGACATCGGCGCGACCGCTCTTGGCTCGGGCTGGTCCGCGTCGCAGCGTGTCCCGGTCGTCGGGAACGAGCTGCGCCGGTGGGAACGGCGCGGCGCCGTGTTCCTGGAGCCAAAGTCCGACGCGACCCGAACACTCGCCGCAGCAACGGGTTTCCAGGATCCCGGCAAGTGGATCGTGTGGAAATTCAACCGCGGCGCCAGCGGTTCGCTGCCGTCGCACGCCACGAACGCCCGCGCGGCCGGCCTGCCGTTGTGGGTTTACATGACGTCCGGCGACAGCAACTCCCTCGTCGACACCGTGTTGGCGACGCTGCAGCCGCGGGACGCGATCGGCGTCGACATCGGCGACTCCGACGCGAACATCCTCTACACCTGCACCGCGGCGGCACGGCTCGGCATCCCGGTAATCGCGTTCGTGGTGCGGTTGCGGTCCGAACGGGACCGGATCGCGACCATCGCCGCAGCTGCTGCAGTCGCGGCCGGTGTGCCGTGCATCGTCGGATACATGTGCACCGCCCCGACCTACGTGGGGAACGATCTTGCGGCGTTCACCACCGACGGATTCTCCGGCCTGGTGCGGCGGCCGGGTGACTATGAAGGCGCGTCGAACAAGCTCATTGCGGGATTCGACGCGA